AAGCGCGATTTGTATAATCAGATGACGGGCCACCTACCTGAATTATACAATCCGGGTTGTTCAGGCGCGCGTCTGAACCAGTATCCCAATGCGTATCGCACGTCGAATATTGCCGGCGCCGAACCCTCCATCCGCGGCCGGAAAATATATATCCCGATTAACGCATGGTTCACGCTGTCTTCCAAAATGGCATTCCCCCTCGTCTCGCTCCAGTATAACCAGCTCCAAATCGACGTCACATTGCGCCCGGTAAGGGACCTCTTCACTATACGCGATGTAGGCGATTCGGCGAATTATTGGCCCGTCGTCCAACCCGATTTCACGAACCCCCTTCACCAAATGTGGCGGTTTTTATACCCGCCACCCAGTATTGATTTGAGCCTGAATTCATATCCTAGTATCCGCGCGGATTGGAATGCGGACGTCCATTTAATGGCGACCTACTGCTTTCTCTCGGATGATGAATCTAAAGTCTTCGCGGCCAACCAGCAGAAGTACCTGATTAAGTCGTATTATGATTGGACATTCAATGATGTCACTGGGAATAAGAAAATCAAGATAGAGAACTCGATGGGGATGGTGGCGTCGTGGACGATGTTTTTCCAGCGGAGCGATGTGAACCTGCGGAATGAATGGAGCAATTATACCAACTGGCCGTATAATTACCTCCCGTATGATATTATTCCCGCGCCGACGGATGATGACTGGCGACCCGTGGCGTTCACGGAAATCGTCACCACCGCGAGCGACCTACAGACACCCGCATGGCAAGCCCGTCCCGACTTCCAATTCGACCAGTATTATTATGATAAAAACGGGCCGAAGAACGGGATTGGCCCCGGTATCAATCCAGGCGATAAACGGCTGACGGGCCTTCACATTACGGGGGATTTTCAATCCGAGAACGAGCGCGACATTTTACAGATGTTGGGGATTTCACTGAATGGTAAATACCGCGAGAATCTGCTGGATGCGGGGGTTTATAATTATGTCGAGAAATATACGCGGACGCGTGGGTGTGCGAAACCGGGAATATACTGTTACAATTTCTGCCTGAATTCGGACCCGTATGACCTACAACCTAGCGGTGCTATCAATATGAGTAAGTTTAACCAGATAGAGCTGGAAATAACGACGATATACCCGCCGCTGGACCCTGCTGCTGAAGTGAAAATGATTTGTAATCCGAATACGAAGGAAGTCATCGGAATGAATAAGCCGAATGTGAATATTTACCACTATTCATATGATTTTCATATTTTAGAAGAGCGGTATAATGTATTGACGTTTGTGTCGGGGAATTGCGGATTGATGTACGCCCGTTAAGGCGATGCCCGCTAAGGCGGGCCGCACGCACGCTAAGGCACACGGTTTATTATATGTTATTATTATAACTAGTATTAGTATTTGAATACAATAATAACAAGAAATGGCATATGATGAAGAAAATAAAGACGGCGGTGGCGGTGAAGACGCCGGAGGCGCATTTAGCAAAGTTGGCGGGTTGTTTTCTGGCGGCGAGGACAAGGACAAGGACAAGGACAAGGACAAGGACAAGGACGCCGGCCCTAAAAAACCGAAAGCCGCACCCAAATCGCTATTCGACCTTGAAGCCTTAAAGGAATTCGGGTTGAATGTATTAACCCTTTTTATCGAAACCGTTGTTATTTCGGTCATTTGCGTGAATATCCTTTTTTACGCAGACCCAAAGAGTATTCGAATGAATAATCTGAATTTACAGAAACTCTTCCCAACAGACCGACATGATTGGCCGTATTGTTATACAAACGAATATACGGAATGTGATGCCGATTGCGAAGATAAATTTGGCGGAATCGCCGACGACCCGAACAATTCAAGCGTGAAAAAGATATACCTGAAAGCCGCAATTCTGTTAGACACCTATGTGTTCAAATGGTTCTGTTTAACCAAAGAGGAGTTGGATATGGTGAAAGAAAGCGTGGACGAAGGTGTGACGAAAGTGAATCTCATGAACGGGAGTTTCATCAAGGTACGTTTTAAGCAATGGATTAATAACGCATTCATCTTCTCGTTTTCATCTGACCGGTCCATGTTATTATTTATTCTGAACTATATCACAAAACTGACACATAGTATTCCGAAAGAGTTAGAGGATGTCGTTTCACCGCTCCTGATTCTATTGATGCCGTTTGTGTTTTTGTTAATCGCGTTTTTTACGATAGGTGGCGGACCATTATTCACGACATTTCTTGGAATGATTTTAAATCCCACCGAACATCGTAAGGAGTTTATCGGCGGTTCATTGTGGTCGATATTTACCGGATTTGGTATTCTAGGAATTTTACCGTTTGTTTCATTCATCGTCCAAGTCATCCAATTTCTCGGAACGTTCTTTGTTTATCCATTTCTTCACTGGGACCAGTATCGCATACTTTATGCGAAATATATCCCGATTATCTTCTTCTTCTTTAATTTGGTGTTGATGTTTTACGCATTCGAAGGATTAGAACTCAATGTTGCGGCCATCGTGATTCTTGTTTTATTGGCGTTGTATTTAACAACGTATTGGCAAGGCATAATGGAGTTTTTCAATAAAATCAAAAACTGGGGGGCGTAGAATCCGCGCGCGTATATACGGCGCGCGTATAAACGACATAAACGATTTTATTGTAATAAACTATATCTGTATTCGATTCCATTCATTACATTCATTCCATTCATTACATTCTATGGGCGGTAAAAAAAAAACCGCATCGGCCAGCTCGGCCAGCGCTGCCAGCACCAGCGCCGGAGAACCCGTCAAGTCAACCCCCGAATATTTCAAAAAGTACCCTTTCGTGAGTGTATGTACCCCCACATTTAATCGCCGCCCCTTTATTAACGCGATGATAACGTGTTTTAATAACCAGGATTATCCACAAGACCGAATGGAATGGATTATTATCGACGACGGAACCGACCCCGTGGAAGATCTGATTGCGTCGCACCCTCGCGTCAAATATTTCAAGTATGAGACGAAAATGACGCTGGGGAAGAAGCGCAACCTGCTTCACGAGAAGTCGCGCGGCGAGATTCTGGTATATATGGACGACGATGATTATTATCCACCCCAGCGCGTATCTCACGCGGTAGAGATGCTTGTCAGTCACCCGGAAGCACTGTGCGCAGGTTCCAGCGAAATCTATATTTATTTCAAGCATATCTCGCAAATGAAGCGTTTTGGACCATACGGCCCGAACCACGCGACGGCGGGGACATTCGCGTTTAAGCGCAAGCTCCTGAAGAACAACCGATACAATGACGACGCGTGTCTGGCGGAAGAGCGCGCGTTTCTGAAAGATTATACAGTCCCCTTCGTCCAATTGAACCCGATGAAGGTGATTCTCGTATTTTCGCATGAGCATAATACATTTGATAAGCGCAAACTCCTCGTGAATGCGAACCCGGATATCGTGCGTGATTCACCGAAGAAGGTGATGGATTTCATTAAAGAACATGACCTTCGCCGGTTTTATATGGTAGAATTGGAGAAACTGTTGGAGAATTATGCGCCGGGGCGACCTGAAATGAAACCGGATGTTATCGCACAGACACGTCAAATGGAGAAGGACCGAGAGAAGATGGCGGCGGATGCGGCTGCCCAGGGGGGCGCAGGAGGCCGAATCGTATTACAGCAACCAGGTAAGGAACCGGTTGCGCTTACAAATGAACAAGTCATTCAAATCATTCAGAATCTACAGTCAGACGTAGCATCTCGTGATAAACAGATTGGAGAGTTGACGGCGCAATTACAGCACCACGCGCAAGCGCAAGCAGCGTCGGCGTCGGCGGCGGCCGTATCCGGTATAAGCACAGACGGCACCATTGAAGCCACCCTTGTCGCGAATGACCATAACGATATTTTGGAACGATATGAACAATTACTGAAAGAAAACCGCGAATTACGTAGACAACTCGACGGCGCGTCTGAAGTGATGTAATCGCGTATTAATATTATTATTATTATTATATGGAACCAATTCCACATAATAATACATTTTATTCCTTCACCACATAAATGCTATGGATATTCAATATAAACATGCGTGTTTTCGACTCATGAATAATGAATTCGTGACGCTCACTATACTCTTTGAATCTCTCGGCGATAACCGTTTCAATCTCTGAAACCGACAAGTCATCCTCCTTTGTCTTAAATTCATTCTTCGCGGCGGCGGCGGCGGCGTCTGCGTCTGCGTTATCGTCGCCATTACTGCGACTCTTCGATTTGTGTTTGCGACTATTCTTGGGTGCGGGAGGAGGTGGTTCGATATATTCCCAAATACCCGACGACTCAATCTTATTATCATTCATATTATAGACCACCGTCTGTGAATCAAATACAAGTGCGGATTCTGGCCCATGGCCATAGTCTTGAAGCTCGATTTCCGTGATTTTATCCAAGATATCCAAGAAATCGTCGCTACGAATATACGCACGAATATAACCAACAATTTCCGGTGTTATTTTTACTGTAATTATCTTGGTCTCATCATCGCTGTCGGACCCCGATCCGGATTCGGACCCTGACCCGGCACCTGACCCGGCATCTGACCCGGCATCTGACCCTGAACCAGACTCTGACTCATACCGGCTATCTCCGCCAGATTTAGAAGAGGGTGAAATACATTGTACTTCCGGGTCAAGGATAAGTTTATACTTTGAATCAAATGAAATCGATGCGCCCATTCTACGGATGTTTCTACATATTTCTTATATCTTTTTGATGTATATCAAACGCGTCGACGGCGGCATTATTCTAACAAATCCGTATTGTCTGTGGCCAATGACGACGCCGTTGACTGTTCCGGTTTCGCCATATATTTATCTAAATAACGGTAGATTCGATTCACGTCCAGTTTAGAGATATCATACGTTTCAAGGATGCGCGGGATTTCTTCCTCCGGATACTGGTTCCGAAGTGTCAGGAAAAACGCGAACAGGTCCTTTTGGTCCATTGAAAGCTGAATACACAAATTCTGTATAAAAAGCAGGTTATTGTATTCCGTGCTATATTTGGTGAGAACCTTCGTAAATCGCACCTCCGTCGGGTTGAACCGCGCTTTTTTTGGGAACGACTGGTGGTATAAATGATGGTTATAAAACGTCTTAATCAGTGAACACAACTCGTTGAATAACCAAATCTGGTTCTGGAATGTGATACGGTCGAAATAATCCGCCATACAAATATTATCCAGCAATAATTGATAAAAGGGGACGGACACCGCCACTGGCATCTTTTCAAGCACGTCGATGACATTCTCGTGCCATAAGAGACCAATCGTTGTTCGGTCGGTCTCATTGATGAGCGTATTATGGTCGCAGATAGGATACGCGGTATTGAACAGTTTTTGCGTGACTTTCTTAATATCCTCGTTGTATGTCTTCGGCTGAAATATCGCGTGGAGGATATTATTCGAGATAATGGTGTTCGGAGTTTTATTCATTTCCGCGACGGCGTTCAGTTTGCGTAAGTTGCCCTGGATAAATGTCAGGATGCTTTTACGTAGGCCGATTTCCAGGTTCGGCATCGTCATATCCACCAACGTTGACATTTGCGCGGGTGTAGGCGTTTTCAGCTCATATACGTGACAGACCTTCATGAGCTCTTTGATTTTCTTGTCGATGTGGTAATTCCCGATACAAATAATGGGATTCATCGTGATTTCTTCCTGTTTCTGTTTTTTGGTCTTTTTAGGGCGAATCAGTTTAATAAGGGAGGTAATACCGCCCTTGTCGCCGTTATTCATTCCGTCGAGCTCGTCCATCACAATGACGATTTTCTGGATTTTACGCTGGAATATCGACATTATATTTTTATCGGAAATATTGTGTTGGGTGATGGAGTCGATGATGGACTTATTCCGGATATCACCCGCATCGTATTTAATAATATCGTAGTTTAGTTCTTTCAGTAGACGGATGACGAACTCGGTTTTTCCCGCGCCGGGTGCGCCGTAGATATAGACTCCGCGCTTAAATGTGAGGTCGCTCTTGTTTTTTTGAAAGGATGCGAGGAAGTCGCGGATGTTATTGTATATGGTGTCGCGGCCTAGATACGTGTTATAATTGATGATATTGTTCGCCATGGCAGGCGAGGGAGCGGCGGCGAGCATGGCAGACATTTATGACAGTTTTCTTGGATAGTTATTTACCATATGTTTTTCTTTTTATATATTATAACCCACTTATAACATAATGGATTCGTTTCAAGGTTTATTCGCGCCTCTCGATAAGGATTATTGTCTGCTTTTTTACTGGCTTACTGTCGTGAATTTCATCTTTTTGGCGATTGCGGGTTTAGGATTCGTGTCCGCTCTTCTAATGTTATTTAGGGGGAAGGTGACAATCATGAGCGCCTTTTATTCCTTTTTGATGATTTTGGTCTACGGCCTTATGTACTTCCAGAGTCGTTTGTTCTACTCGATGTGCGTCACTGGAAATATGAAGGCTGGTTCGTTCGGCGCGGGTTCCGCATCTGACTCTCTTCCCGCCGTCGCACAACAGGCATCGGGTGCTTCACCTGGGGCGTATCGGTTCTAAGGCTCACTCGCTTCACCGTTCGCGGGGCTCACGGTTCGCTCGTTCGCGGGGGTTCGCCGCTTCCTGACGTCCGCGACTCATTCGTTGTAATGTAAATACATACTATTACATTACATCCCATTACATCCCATTACATCCCATTACAGGCACTTCAACGACGCGCTTTTCGACGCCTTTCCGTCCAAAATACCCTCCCACGGAATATATCCATCACCATCACTAGACACACCACTATAGGCCGTGATATTTTTAATCGTATTGTAATTATTACAATTATCAGCGGGGTCGGAACGGATAGCGGTGCCTGTGTATAGTTTGTAGGGGTCCGAGCAAGTTGTTCCATCAGCGCTCAAGGTCATCCTATCCGGGCATTTCGCGGTTTCAGGTGGCCATTTTTGCGCGCTTTTTGATTTCCATAACAAAATCGCGACGGTTCCCACCGAAATAATAAAGGCAATCATCGCCAATAATAAAACCATCTTCTGGATAGACAAATTGAAAAAATTGCTAAACATCCCACTGCCTCCGCCTCCATTTCCAGAACCCGCATCAGATCCGGAACTCCCAATACCTGCGGATGAACCTGTATTTTTACTGCCTGAAATGAAATCCATGTGTTATCCGAATAACGTGACTATATACTATGAATATAAAAAGAAAAGAATTGGTATTGTATTTAGAGAAATAATCTGTATCCAATGTATAAGATATGAACTACAACGCAGCTCCGCAAAATACCTTCATCGGCCAACCCAAAAATGGACGTCTTGATATTGTAACGCCCCCCACGCAGGACCAATTCGCGCTTTATGATAAAAACCCGGTCCATCAGTGTGTGACCTATCGTGATGCGTTAAACGGAATATGGGAGAATACACCGCTGTCGAACGCGTTCTTTAGTAAAGAGAATATGCAGATTATTCAGAACGGTATTCGCGCCGGCGTTTACCAGCGGTCCAAAGGAAAATATGTCATTGGCGAACAGGACTGCGATACCTTGCGTATCATTATGCGCACCATCTTTCTCCAAAATGCGACCAATGCGCCGACCGAAATCCGCGCTCAGATTATTGAGTTGAATGAATTAGTATTTGAATATTGTGTTCCTAGAATACACGGCGAGGCGGAGGGGTATATCCAGTATAAGCGCGATGTGAGTAATATGTATACGCCGATGGCGCGGCCGAATTTCTCGGATTACAAGCACAAGACGTTGGAGTTGAAGCCTTGGTTCTAGGCTACACTCGTCGCTCAATGCGGTGCTCAGGAGGCGTTGCCTCCGTTCGCACCTCCTTTCGCCCCTCGTTCGCGGTTGCTCACTCGGGCTCCACTCGGCTACGCCTCCTTTCGCCCCTCGTTCGCGGTTGCTCACTCGGGCTCCACTCGGCTACGCCTCCTTTCGCCCCTCGTTCGCGGTTGCTCACTCGGGCTCCACTCGGCTACGCCTCCTTTCGCCCCTCGTTC